ATGGCAAGGCGCTTTTTTTGGGGTTAATCCAAGTTCTGATGGATATGACATGGGGTTTGACACGGAACAAAAAGCCAAAGAAAAATTTTTAATAGATTTATTAAGTTTTTTATCCGCAAATCCACGCATAGTAATGTATTGGCGAAGACTTCCAATGCTTACTGTTTCACATGATTTTGATTCTGAAGTAGTTAAGTATAAATATACGGGAAGAATTGCCTATACAAATTTGGAGAACGTTTAATGCTTGAAGAAAAATTACACATTCAATTATATAAATACAACTCTAAAGAAGAAATATTTCAAATTCGAAGAGTATTTTCAGATGAAGAGCATGAGCCTAAAATTTTTCATTATATTGTGGATGGCATGTTAAAAGAATTAAATTATGCAATCAAAGAAAGCGAGTAAGACATGACTGTTTATAAAAAACTGCAAGAGGCTAGAAATCAGCTTAATAAGATTTCATTGAGTAAATCCGGTAAGAATGCATTTGCCAAGTTTAATTACTTTGAATTAGGCGACTTCATGCCAGCTGTTACCGGTATTTTTAATGATGTAGGCCTATGCGGAGTGGTTTCATTTACCACAGATACGGCATACCTCACTATTTATGATGTGGATGGCGAGGAGAGATCATTTGTTACCTTCACTTCCCCGTTAGTAATGGCAAGCATGGATCGTGTGCAACCCATACAGCTGATGGGCAGTAGCCATACGTATTTTCGCAGATACCTTTATCTAATGGCGCTTGATCTAGTTGAGCACGATTCTGTAGATGCCGTTGAGCCACCAGCAAAAGTAGAAGTAAAAGCAAAGGTTGAACCTAAGGTAGAGACAAAAGAAGAGCCTAAAGAAGAGACTCCCAAGCCAAAGATTGATTCAGCGAATTTAAAAGGCAAGGAAGGTCCGTGGCAATTAAAACTTAAAGAGGAGGGAGAGTGGCAAGTAACCGTCCAAGAAGCAACCAATATTTTATTGGCGATTGCAAAGACAAAGGATGATGTCAACAATATCTATAAGGTAAATCGCGTTATTTACGACAAGTTAAAAGAAACAAATATTACTGTTTACGAAGAAATTATCAACGTTTTTAACATCACCAAGAAGGAATTATCATAATGGATTACCCAAATAGCGGTGCTTTATTTAGAACTAAAGACAAGAAGCATGAAAAGTCTCCCGATATGTTTGGATCTATGAAGCTAGACAAGCATTACATTATGTCTTTAATTGAAGAATCTACAAGCCAATTGATTGAAATTAAATTCAGCGGATGGACTGCTGAGTCTCCGACCACTGGCACAAAATATCTATCATTGAAATTAAATACAATGACTCCTTCTCCGAAGGAAAATACTCCTAAAGAGGAAGATGACGACGAATCTATACCGTTCTAGTATGGCAGATACTATTCAATTTGAAGGCGTTAAAACAGGGTTAAGGCAGTCTAAAGATGGTTATCTGCTAAGTATCGCAGTCCATCCGGATGACTTGCCTGGCGACTTGATGCGTGACTTTGTTGGTTCTCGGTATATGGTGGTTATGGTACGTTTGAATGATGAGGAGATGCCTTATGAGCGCCCTAAACACCATCCAGAGGTAGCATCTGCCGGAATGTTATGCAGAGATAGGGACTTTTGGATGTATGTTGATGTAGCTTGTTCTGACACGATATCGTCTGAAGGCGAATGCACCGAATGGTTTAAGTTTTATTTTGATATTGATTCAAGAGCAGACCTTAAAACCAACGATGCGGCAAGAGAGAAATTCATTCAATTTAAAAAAGGATTTGAAGCATGGAAAAAAGAGTAATTGAAAAGAAACTGATACCTTATAGCGTGTATCTCCCTAAAGAGTATCACGACAAGATATCAGGCCTTGCTAAGCAAAGAAAGGCATCTGGGTTGATCCGTGATGCAATCTGCATGATGCTGGATGGCGGAGATCAGTATCGAAGTGGGTATAACCAAGCCATTAGAGATGTTGTTGCTGAGATTAAGAGAACTCCTGGAATTACAGACTTTGCTTACAAAAACCTTAGATTGGATGATCTTGTTATGACGCAAATAAGAACCTTAATGGAGAATAAATGAGCAATGAGGACAAAGAGCATCTGCGAGCCATATATGCTGGACTAGCAATGATGGGGTTGATTCAAAAAAGTGTTTACCCCAATGAAATGGTTGTTAGTTTATCTTTTGATGTGGCTGATTTAATGATGGAACATTTAAATCCTCAAGAGGGGATTGTAAAAGCAAGGAGAAAAAAGGTTGGATAAGAAGTTTTGTAGCTCGTGTCAGACGTTTAAGTTGGTGGCGGATATGAAGTTTATTAATACCGCAAATAAAAATGTAAAAAGATGGAAATGTAACAGTTGTTTTAACAAGAACAGTACCCAAAAATACAAAGGAAAATGAAATGAAAGAATTTACAGGGATATCCGGAAAAATGTATAAAGAAATTGATACAACGCCGCCTTCTCCAGAACACCCAAAGTGGTGGGAGGAAGAAGAGCCTAAATGTGATGCGGTAAACCATCCAAGCCATTATAAGGTTGGCGGTATCGAAACTATCGACTTCATTGAAGCTAAAGGACTTAATTACCATCTCGGAAATGTTGTTAAATACATTACGCGAGCAGATTACAAAGGCAATAGATTGCAAGATCTTAAGAAAGCCCAATGGTATTTAAATAGAGCAATTTTAAATTTGGAGAATGGTGAATGAAAAAAATATTGTTATCCTTTTTATTTGTAAGTTTTTTATCGGCGGCGGAAGGCATTGCTTGGATCAATAACAATGCTGGGGGCAAAATTATTATCACCAATGAAGTCTGTAAAGACTTAGATGGCAAGGTTTATAAAAAATTAAATCGTATTTATATGTATACATCTGAAGGGATAACAATTGACGGGTGTTTCTATATTGCAGATGATTTGGTTAATGCCGTATGGGTCAATGGGACGCAAATGAAATACCCTGTCTCTGATTTTATTTTATATGAGAAAAAGGTGGTTTTATGAAATTACTTATATTGAGTATTAGTTTTTCTGTTGTTGTTTTATTGCACATTGCCTTGCTAAGAACCTTGCTAAATATAGACGGCAATATACAATCAATCAAAGACTGCTCGTTAGCTGAGATCAGTCCAGATTTTACAATAAAAGAGAAAGAACTTTGCCGGAGTAAGCATGGAACAAAATGAACTAATGAAATATGACGACATGGGTAAAGAATTAAATGTGCCAATGAAGACAGCTCATATGCAAACAAAACGCGCGTTAGATAAGGCAAAACTCTTGCTAGAATCCAAGGGCTTTAAGTTAAGCGATTTTTTTGAGGATAGCAAAGATGAAACATAAACATTCAGATTTAATAAAGGCTTGGGCTGATGGCGCAGAGATTGAATATTATGATGATTTTATGTGGCAACCCGCAAAAAATCCATCATGGAGTTTGAGTGGTCAATATAGGGTTAAACCAGAGCCAAAGCCAAAAGAATATTACGATGAAGATACTTTTGATGTTCAATACCTTTATGCCTATAACGATACTAAAAATGGAGTTATGAGATTTATTTCAAAAAAAATGATTAATCTTATAGATTGGGAATATATGGGAAAAGTGAGGTTAGAAAAATGAATAAATGGATTAGTGTTAATGATAGGCTGCCTGATAATAGCAACGTGGTCTTAGCCTACAATTTAAAAAATTCTAGAGGAATATATATTCATAAAATATATTTTGCTTTTTATTATGAATATAGATGGACTCAAAGTAATGATGCAGCATGGAAAATGGATGTTACCCATTGGATGCCATTACCTAATCCACCAGAAGAAGAAAGTGAACCAATCGGAAATTCTGAACAGTTGCCTATTGCTTGGATTAAAAAAGAATATTCACCAGATTGTGGTTATTTTTTTAATATATATGAACATGAAATAGATGGCTATATGCCTGTTTACACCCATCCAATGCGTAAATTAACTGATGAAGAAATAGCTAAGGAGTTGGAAAAATTTATTTCCGATGGGGGAAGTGTTTTTGATATTTGGGGATGGACTAAATTTATTTTAAAGAAAGCGAATGAAAAATGACTGCAAATGAATTAGATGAATTATTGAGAGAAAATCCAAGTTTTATTATTTCATTGCAAAATAAATGTGAAATGCAAGAAAAAGAAATACAAAAGTTAAAAGATTTATTAGGCATTCAAGCATCTTCTACCGATTTAAACATTAAAGCAGTTAATAAAATTAAAGAACAAGCACAAGAAATTAATAATTTAAAAAAACAAATTACTCAATTATCTGTTTCTCGTGAACCAAAGATAGGAGATCGAGTCATTTTGATAGATGATGAATCTGAAGGGGTTATTGAAAGTTTATCTATTGCTGGCGGTCCAAGAATTAGCTTTGATGATGGATGTTATGGAAATTACACCAGAGTTGAATTAATTACTTTGTTTGCCTATAAAGAAAGCGAGTGACAAATGACTGCAAATGAATTAATAGAAATAGTTGAAAGTGAAAATCACAATCCATTTCTTGAAGAAATATCTGATATGTTGCGTCAACAAGCACAAGAAATAGCAGATTTAAAGATTTCCAATCAAGATTTAAAGTATCAATTGATTCAAAAGGCAAATGAACAAGTTTTAAATGATTTTAAAGAATTGATTGATGAAGACGATGATATTTTTCGCAAAGAACAAGTGGAAAAGTTTTATGCTGAAGCAAGACCTTTGCGTGAAAAATATAAATTTCGTGAATTGAGTGATGAGGAAATAGAAAAAGTTTATAGTTCTATTCCCGAAATTAAAGGTTACGCACCAATATATGAATTTGCAAGAGCAATACTAAAGAAAGCGAGTGAAAAATGAGTGAACTAACGAAAGATACAGAATGCCAATACTGTAAGCAAGGATGTTTTAGATGCGATGCAAGAAAAGCACTAACAGATGAGGAAATAAGCCAAGTGTATAAAGAAGTCAGCGAACCATTTGGTAAAAAAAGACTGTATGAAATACATGATTTTGCAAGAGCAATACTAAAGAAAGCGAGTGAGAAATGATTACAAACGGAATGTGGCAGATGTTATCTGATTTGCTTGATGGTGAAAAGTTACCAGATAGTTTAAACAAGGCAATACATGATTTGTGTAATGGTAAAGCAGTTGTTGCATATGAATTAACTGATGAAGAAATAAGAAAAAGCGTAATGGAATGTCTTGAAGAATCGGTAGCTGATTTACCTAAAAAAGACCGTGAAGAAGCAAAAGCAGCTATTTTAGGTGCATTTTCTAAAGAAATGTTTTATGGAAAAACAAAAGCGCCAGCAACGGATTTCTTTAGGGAGAGTAAAGATGAGTGAATTTTTTGCAGAAATACTTTTTAAAGCAAGTAGAGGTGAAAAATGACTTTAAGGCTTAAACCATCGTATATGGAATGGACACCAAATAAATTAGCAGATGCTTTAAAAAACTGGTTAGGCAACAGAGAACAACTTTTGGCAGCAGCAAATATGCTACGACAACAAGCACAAGAGATTGAAAAATTAAAACAAGAATTAGCATTGGCAAAAGCAGCAAGTATGTCATACGAAACTTGGTGGATTAAGTATAGAGATATGTCAGTTGAGTTAGATAAAGAACTTAAAGAATTAAAGAAAGCGAGTGAGAAATGAATGAACCAAAAACATGGATGAGCATCACCGAAGTGATTGAGAAGCTAGACGAATATGCCAAAGGGGATGAGTATCAGAAAGCAACAGAAGATGCAGTATTTTATTTAAACAGTCACAAAATTTCATTTGATTTATATAGAAACCAAATGTCTGCACAAAAGAACATTATCCATTCGTATGAAAATTTAATTGAGGATAAAGACCAAGAAATTGAGAATTTAAAAAGCAAGGTCCAATACTGGAAAGGATTTCACAAATGAAACGCTGTTGGAATAGGCGCACATTGTATTCAGTCCATGTGAACAGACCAATTGAGAAGCCAGGGTTATGGAAAAACTTTATTGAAACAACTAATTTAAATAGTGCAATAAGATTTAATAAGAAGTTGAAGTTGAAGTATAGGCAAATAGATGTAACAACATATGGCAGAAACCGTAAAAAGTTTGTTTTGAAAAACAGTTGGTTATAGGGGGAATAAATGAATAAAGAGTTAGATGATGCATTATGTATTAAGTATCCAAAGATATTTGCACAACGCAATTGGGACAAAATGGATACATGCATGTGCTGGGGATTTGAGTGTGGCGATGGTTGGTATGATTTACTAGATACGCTATGTCATTCCATACAAACATACTTGGATGCCCATGAGTTGCCACAGGTTGTAGCTACCCAAGTTAAATCAAAATTTGGCGAGTTACGATTTTATGTTGACGGCGGAGATCGGTTTACTGATGGGTTAATTACGTTTGCTGAAAACATATCAACAAAGATAAAGGAGTAAGAGATGAAAAGTATTATTGATTATTGTGAAAATTTTTTATTTGAGTATGTTGTTCCAATATGTCTTATTGGGTTTTTCCTTATGTGTGTTTGTACCGCCGCTGCCGGTATATGGTGGGTAGTTTCACCTGAGTCGGAAGAACATAGAGCAAGGCGTATTGCAGAGTCAACACCCCATGTATACGCAGAGGTAGATGGTTGTACAGTTTACACATGGAACTCGGGTAGTCATAATCACTACTTCACTAAATGCCCAATAAATGTAGTAACAGAAAGTAGGTATAGTGAACGTAGTGGCAAGATAACAAAGCAATTTACTGAAACAATTGAAACGGAGAGATAGATGAAACTTTTTATTTTTAGTTTAGTAATAGCCTCCACAATGTGTGGATTAATTATTTTTTTAACCGAACTAGCGAGAGGGAGTATAGGATATGGGCCGTTTAATTGATTTTTTATTTAGTGTTTGGTTAAACGCCCTTATAGTGGCGTATGTGTATGTATGTTTTAAATATATTACGGGGAAAATATGAAAGATGCAAAGTGGGTTTATGAGTTTACATTAGAAGATGCACAGAAGGCTTACAATTTATTAGCCATGCACCACAGTGAGTTATTAAATATGAATCACAATCTCCAAAAGCAACTAAGAGATAGAAGTGTAACAAATTTGTTAATGTGGAAAATTAGATGTTTATTTAAAAAGGATTGGGAATGATACACAAACATGAAGTTTTAATTATTGCGTGGCTACATGGCAAAGAAGTTGAATTTCACAACACATTGCATTGGGATGACAATGCATGGTTTCCTGTAGACAACCTTGAGTTTTTTACTTGCGACAATTATATATTTCGTATAAAACCACAAGACATTGTTGAATTTTTGGATGTTAGTAGAAATAAATTAACACACAAACCATCAATTAATTACGTAGACAAAATTAATGCAAATCTTAAACTTGTTTGGGATAGAGAAACAGGTGATTTAAAAATGTCAAAGGTGATTAAATGAAGCATAAATACGAAGAAGTTATAAAAGCATTTCTTGATGGTAAACAATGTGAGGGATGGAATTTCCAAACTAAAGAATGGTATGAAATTACAAGATTGGGTTCATTTGATTATTGTGACGATGCAAGAATTAAACCAGAGCCAAAGCCTGATATTGTTCGGTATGCTTTAATTTCGTCAGCTTACATAGAAAGTATAAATTTAACTTCTTGTGCTTATATTGTTGACAACTTAAAACTTACATTCGATGGCGAAACAGGTGAACTTAAATCAGCAGAGGTGATTAAATGAAAATTCTTATAGCTTGTGAATTTAGTGGAACAGTTAGAGAAGCATTTAATCGTTTAGG